AAATTTTACTGTAACAGGAAAGATTGTTAGCAATTATCCGGATGTATATCCGTATGCAGAAGTTTCCAAATTTATAACATTGATGCAACATAAAGGAGTTATCCAGGTATTTAATCTCATGTTTCAACAGTTCAATGTGACACAAATTCTGATAAAAGACTTCAATATGGGGCAAAATGAAGGCTTTAAGAATGTTCAACCATATAGTTTTACATGTGTTGCCGTTGAACCGGATGACGCGGTTAATGTAGTGCAAGATACCATAAATGGAACAAACCTTGAAATCTCTCAAATGAAAAAACAAGGTTGGGCCAAAGTTCTTCTTGATAAGGTTAAAGCATCTGCTGCTAATCAAGCCGCTCAAATGATTGAATCATTAACTTCTAACACCATTTAAGTATGAAACTTCCAGAAGCAATAATTATAGATGGTAAAGAATGCCTTGATATATTGTGCTGTAAAATCCTAATATGGGAAGCTAATAGTGACGTTATAGAGATTAACGATCCAGATGAAAATAAATGCCTTGTTATCCGGGAATGTGAAAGCATTGAGATAAATGATACTTATAAGAAGCTTATTAATTCAGCTTCCGTCAGATTCCCAAGAGGAACCGTAATTAAACGCACTATAACTTCCGAGAACATAGAAAAAGAAGGTGCAACTACTGTTTATACAGAGCGTTTAATAGACGGTACAGTTGTAGAAAAGCGAAAAGGATATTCTACAGCCCAGCCGACTGATTTTAAGGTAGGACAACGTATCCGGATATATTTAGGCTATTATAAAGATAGAGGAAAGGTCTTCAAAAATGCGACCGAGAGACTTCAGGCAATGGAGAAAGAGGCATTTGTCAAGAACGTTCCCGATTTTGACGGTTATATCGTAAAATGCAGTGTAAGCACACCTATTGAAATCAAATGTGAGAATCTGGCAAGTGGGCTAAAACGAAAAAATGTCGTTAAATTAGGCCCAATGACTGTTACAGTAAACGATTTGTTGAAAGAGGGAGGAAAATACGATTTATTAAAAGGAACAGGGTTAAAATTGCATCCCAAAACAGCAGAAAGGGACATTAATATTGGCAAGATTCAGTTAACGGAAGATTTGACAGTTGCGGATGTATTAACAGAATGGAATAAATACGGGCTATATAGTTTTATTAGGAAAGATACAGATGGAACTCCTTATGTTATGGTAGGGCATACTTATTTATCAGGAAATGTTGCCAGCTCTATTTTAAATACAGATGGAAGTTCTGATACTCCTCAAATACAGTTTGATTATCATGTAGCCCAAGACAATTTAACTTTGATGAATTGTGATCCCCGATATTTAGCGGTCTCCGCTGAAGGATTCAAGTTTGAGGGTAACAAACAAATCAAGTATAATGTAACAGTTCGTTTAAATCCAGAATGGACCGGACAAAATGATACAGAACATAAGAAATTCCAAATTCTGAATGAAACAAAACTTAGCAAGAAATCCCTAAAACTTGGAGCTATCCCCAAATCAAAGACTAAGGATAGAGTAAACCTAAGTGCGTACAACGTTATCCCTTATGTATCATCCAAAATTGGCATTAGCGAGGACGAATTAATAAAAGAAGCCGAGGCATTTTTTGAAGGATATAATAGAAATGGCGTTGAGGGTAGTATTACTATCTTCGGAGATTTACACAGAACTAATTTAGGCATGAGGCATTTGGAATCTGGAATGAAAGTCGTTTTACTTGATAAACGCGAACCTGAAAAACAAGGTTGGTATCTTATTGAAGAAATCAACACAAAATTTGGTGTTAACGGTTTTAGGCAGACTTTAAAACTCCCCTACTGTATTGCCAAACCAGAAAAAGAACAAAACTATGGCAGATAAAATTACAAGCGATTTAAGCGCAAACAGTGCTATTTATGATGCTATACGACAAATTGCATTTCATAAATTGGTAAACCCACGAAATAACGTTATAAAAAACACAGCCAAAATATCTGGTTTTGTTGTTAAAATACATACAGATGGAGAACTGTGCGGAACTGTTGATGTACAGGAATATACTCATACACTTACAGACAAACAGGCTATTGATGACGGGCTTCCAGTTGGTTTACATGAAGGCGTATATCTTTCAGCCATTCAAAATAATGAAAATGGTTTAGTGGTTATCCCCTATCTTTATTCGGATGTCGTAATAACAACAGACCCTGAAACATTACGCGAATATGTTATTCAATACTCTCATGCAGACACAATACAAGTAGACGCGCATAACAAAGTAATTATTGGAGCAACAGAAACAAAAGAATGGGAAGATTCAGAGGATACTCCAGATGTAGATGAATTGGAAAAGACAGGTGTTCATGCTCACACGACTTATACCCCTGTTTCGATATTGTCGGAAGTTGCTAAAGGAGAAGGAGAAAGTGATAAAAGTATATTCAAAATAACCGCTGATGATATTTTATCCCAACATGATAAAAGTCAAATACTTCTTGATGCCCAACAAATTTTGGCAAAATATAATGCAAAAGAAATTATAATCAAAGAAGATGGAGTGTATTTGGGTAGCGGTAGTGCCAATGAACCAGCAGTACTTGGAAATCAATTAGCAACTTTATTGGTTGACTGGCTAGGAGCATTATCTCAAATGATGACCCCAACTATGATGGGACCTCAACCTCCAGCTAATTTGGCAAAGTTTGTATCCCTTCAAGCAAAAGTTAACTCCTATAAAGCATCTATATCAGGATTTTTATCAAAAACCGTAAAAGTGGCAGAATAATGGCAAAGTTAAATGAAGGTATATCACAAATTAAGAAAGGTAGTGCATTGGAAACAATGTACAATCGACTCTTAACAGGGATGGAACAAGCTTCACACGAAACACTTCCAGATTTTACAGGTTCGGATTATGTGGATGGTTATGTCGTGAATGAAGAAAAAATCAATCTTGAAATACATGAATATGAAAATATAACCAGAAAGAACTCTGCATATCTATTAGCAAATACTATTATAAGTAGTTTAAGCAGTGAAGAAGGCGGCGGAAGTGGCACCGGTGGGTTTGTTTCCATAAATGGTGACTCTATGGCCGGTTTATTAAAGGCATTGTATGGTTTTACAGCCGGAGACAATGGAATAAAAATATTGGATGTTTACCAAACGTCCGAAAGTAATCCACAAGAGCGAAAAAATATAGTTTCTATTAACGGTGAATTGCATCTCCCCACACATGGATTATACATTAACGGTTGTAATGTTATAAGTTATGATAATGATATAATCGCATTAAACGGCGATGTTATTTGTAGTGGATATATTAGACTTGGAGATTTAGAAATATCCAAGGATGGCATTAGCTATCAAGGAAACGAGTTTTATCATTCTGGGAATTCAAATAAAGAAGATGTAAGCTGGACCATGAAAGATGGAACGGTTGCCGGAAACTTGTCTGTAAAAGGTACAAGCACATTCCAATCCGGCATTACCGCTTTGTATGGTGTAGATTTGGGATTTGATAATACAAGTGTATTGGTTATTTCGGCCAAACGGTTAGCTCAATTAACAGGGGATTTAAATATTGTAACAGGAGGCATAAAATTTGATGATAATTACATTATTCATGTCAAGAATAACAATGTTATCTCATTTTCTGCATCTAACAAAATATTAAATTGGGGAGACGATAATACCAAACAAATTAACCTGCAAACCAGTATTTATGATGATGATGGTGAATATGAAATGATTTCAAAATTTGGTTCTGCATATTTTCCAGAATCATTTAAGGCAGGGCACAATTTAGGGAATATATTGATTGAAACATATAAAAAATCGTCTGAAGATTCTGGTGTTATATTCAGACGTTATATTAGATTAAAATCAGAAGATGGACCAGGATTTTACAGTGATGGTGATAGCGTATTTGTTGAAGCTCCATTTAAATATAATAAAGTAGCTGATGACGATACAGTACAAATCTCTGAAATAATAAAATCATCATTTGGCTATGTAGAATCGTTAAGTTTATATGCCCCATTAAATCGAAAATCATCCAGCTTAATGTTTTCTACAGATGCTGATTTTTTTGTTTTTGACAAACCGATTGAAGGAAAAAAATCAATTGGAATAGCAGATTCTAAAACCCGCCTCCTCCCCAACGAGCTATTCTTTGATGATTCAATCTATTGGTTGGCTTTAGATAATGGAGTTAAGCACTATGGTAATGCCTATTTTGTCAACGACATAGGTTCTGTCACTTTTTCCAGTGGTTTTGCCGGAAATGGCTGGGGTATCATTCAAAACAAATTGACCGGCAACACCAGTGCAACATTTGATGATCTGACAATTCGTAAAAAAATGAGAATATACGAATTGGAAGTGCAGAAACAATCAGTGACTAACGGGTCTTGGTGGGTCAGCGATGCCTGTTCCGGAGACTTAGTAGAAGAAATATCATAATGTCTGTATATAAATACAAGAAATATAAAATTTCTCTCCAGTCCGATTCTAAAAAGACACAAGGATTACGGACTGGGGATATAGTTAGAAGACAATATTTTGATGGAAAGAATCTTATTTATTCGTTAATGTGTGTATTGGATTATGGAATAGATAAGACTGTAGATTCTAATACAAATGATATTGTCGAAAAACAGTATTTCATTGGAGCACTGTTAGAAGGCGATGTGCCTAAAACAGAAGAAATCTTAGACTTTGCCAGAATTACCAATCTGTTTGATATAAATAGATCTGGAGCCATATATTTAACTGGGTCTGACGATAATGCCCCATATATGGATGTGATTGACGGTATTGGACGCAATGAGAGTTTATGTTGGCCTTCAAATATTGCAACTCCTGATTATGAAGATTCCGAATCACAATATATAGTACGAGGAACAGAAGCAGTAACCACTGATTACATACTATCAGAAGCGGACAATAATCGCATTTGTCATTTTAAAAGAAATGACGCTATATATTACGGTTTCATTGGTCTACAACAAGATTTCTACAAATATGTTCAAAACCCCAACCGCGTTCTTATTTCATATAAGATCAAAGCCAATAAAGCTGTCAATTGTAAAGTTTCATTAGAATACCAAGATGGAACAAGAACAGATGGAGAAGAAACCACTTCTATTACAACAGATTGGCAATATAAGTTGCACACAATAACTGTCGATTATTCTGGACGTTATTTGCGAACAGTAAAACTGGATTTAAGTGAGATGTCTCCTTCAGATGAAGTTTGGGTGTCGGATTTCAATATCATCTTACTGTCTAGTGTTGCTAACTTTGGCGATGCCAGTAAAATACGTGTTGGCAAATTGAATGGAATAACAGATCCGGTATTTGGTCAATTAGAAGGATATGGAGGTTACTTACAGAAACTTTTTACTTCAAAATCTGCTCATATTTCTGGAACATTAACTGCTGGTGATGAGAATGGTTTTGCTGCAACTTTTTATGCCGGAAAAATTCATAGGAATGTATTCGTTAATTCTTTAGATGTTAATTTTACATCTGCAATTACTATTGACACTCAAATAGAAAACCCTACTGGAATCGGCAATGTATATAGTGCCTCTAAAATCATAAGCATGATAGCCCAATCTGAAGAGTGGTTCGCGCAACATATCGGGAAAAAATATACATTCTCTTTTTGGATATATGCGGGGCAAGCATGTCAATTATCTATTTTACAAAATGATAAAGCAATAGGAACCGTTCAAATACCTATTGCTAACACGAATATATGGTCTCGTAAAAAGGTAACATTTGAATTACAAGCTCCGAAACAGGCAGAAGAAGCATTGGTTCTATCCATTGTCCCAACTTTTGATACCTCTGATAATGCAGGAGAATCAATATTTTATTTTTCTTCACCACAATTAGAGGCAGGAGAACTAGTCACACAATACCAACCTACTGACACTATACTTAATTACACAGAGGATTATGGAGCTTGGTTTAATCGTGGTGGCATTGGTGGGACCATCCAGAACCCATTGCTTCAATTAAATTTTGACGGAGAAGGCAGTATTGGTACTCGTAGTAATTCTGTATTAATCAAAACAGATGGTTCTGGTCATTTTGCCAATAAAAATATTAAATGGGAAACTACATTAACTCGTAATCTTGCTGCTGATATCACGCTT